CCTTTACAAACTTCCTTGTCATTTCATGAGCCTTTTTAAATAAATTTTTCATCTTTACATTCCTCCTTGCATTTGTTTTATTTCCTAACCTCTTAACTATATTATAGACTACAATACATATGTTGTCAAGTCTATAACTAAATTATTTCAATCTTATATAAGCCTTGATACTACTATCCTATAGCCATTTATGCAGAAATGTTTTAAAAAATCTTTTTTATTTTGGACATAAAAAAAGACCTAGCTTTTACGCTAGGTCACAATTTAATCTATTCTACTTCCTAAATAAAGCTTTCCAAGTATTTTTACCAACTATCCCATCTACAGATAAGCCATTAGCCCTTTGGAATTTCTTTACTGCATTATATGTTCCATTTCCAAATATTCCATCTGCCCCATATTTTGTACTATAACCTTTTGCTTCAAGTCTTTTTTGAATAATCCTTGTAAGATTCCCTCTGGCTCCCTTCCTTACATTTACAAGTGCATTAATTGTATCTTGTCCAAACCAACCGTCTACAATTAGCCCTCTATTAAACTGTCTATTTAATTCTGTTTGTAAGTCTTTAACAATAGAACCGTTTATATAATTTCTCCAGATTTTATTTTGATTAGAAGCTTTTTGAGTAGGCTTAGATACTGCTATATTTGAATGTCTATTCCCTTGTAATCTTTTAGCTACTTCCGCCTTCATTTTATGATACTGTTCCCAATTGTTTTGACTTAAAATTCTAGGACAGTTCTTGCCAGACCAATCATAATGTCTTTTTATTCTGTCTACTCCCCAGCCTCTCTCTTTTAAGAGTTTTACAGTTAACTCTATAGTATTCTCTATCACTTTATTCCTATCTCCACTTTCACACATTTCTATTGCTATTGATTTTCTATTTCCTGTGCCATTTCTACCATCCCCTGCATGCCAAGCTACCTCATTTAAAGGTATTGCTTCTACTGCTTCATTTTCGTCTATAGCTATATGCCAACTAGCTTGTCTATCATTGTTAGGATTTATTAACCAATCCCTCTCATTTTGTGCTGTAGAGCGTAGATTTGATGTGCTATGCCAAGTAATATATTCTGCCTTCATTGGCAACCCTTCTCTTTTGTTCCTTTTAGCACTATAAGGTATGTGGTCTATTTTATATCTCATTCAATATCCTCTCCTTTTTAATTTTATTTTTCTTTTTCTGCATATGGGTCCGCTACAACCTCATAAGCTCCCATCGAGGTTAAACTCACTAATATAGCATTTATTACTGTCAGTAATATCCCTTGAATACCTTGTCCAGTACTTGCAAACACAAAAGTTAAGATTAAAGAAATAACAAATGTATATATCCTTACAGCTCCATCAATAAAATTCTTTTTTATGAGTGGTTTAGTAAACTGAACTATAATAGATACCGCTGCAACTAACCCAGCGAATGTACTTAATGTTTCAACAGTCATAAAATCATTCATCAAAATTACCTCCCTATCATTTAAAAACTTTACTTTTTATCTCCTTTACGTCCCTTTGAACATCTTCAACAATATTAAATTTTTTGCTTAGCTCTTTTATAATCTCCTGGTAATTTTCTTCTCTCTTTGAGTTTTCTTTGAGGACATAAAATAAGAGGTATCCGAATAATACAGCGAATACCCCTTGCCCAAGTAGTAATTTTATTATTTCATTTTCCATGAGCCACCTCCAAATAAAAATAAGCCCTTTAAGGCTTAATCTTCTTCATTCATTCTCTTTTCAATAAGTTGCTCTAAATTTGCTACTGCATCTTTAAACTCTTGCTCTACTACTAAAAAACTTTCTTTTATGTTTGTGTCTTTTATATTCCCTTTTTCATCACATATGTCATAAGTATACGTGATTCTACTACCATTTCGTGTTTTTAAATAAGTAATACTAGTTAATATTTTCAAATTCTTCACCTCCTAGTACGTAATCAACTAAATCAAAAGTGGTTTCTTCATTTATAATTTCCTCTAATCTTGTATCATTTTCGTCATGTATATCTGTAGCAAGTTCTTCTAGCCTATCATATTCATATCCATCACGCTTAGCCTTCAATTCCCAACTAAATCGCAAATTTGGAGTACCTTTAACTACAAAATACAAAGCATTTCTTTCTTCTATCCATAAATCACCTTGCCCTAACTTTTGTAAAAATACATGATACTGTACATCTGTATTTATTGTTTCTCCAAATATATCATCAATGAAAATGTAACATTCTCCATTTCTATCAAGTTTCCCACTGCCTAAGTCTCCACTATAATATTCTGCCATCTCATAGCTGTTTATAAGCCTGTCTCCATAATTTTTTGTCTTGTGTAAAGCGTTTTTCTTTCCCGATACTGTAAAGTCTTTATTTACATGTGTATTGGTAAAAAACACTGATTTTCCGCTACTCGCTTGATATTGAAAACGAGGGTTAGTACCTGATTGTCCGTTTAACGAAAAATTATAAGCATTTAAGTTGAGCCAATCGTTGTATCCGTTTATATTTGGCTCACTACTGTTGCCTGTTTTAAAATAGATATTGTTCATTATCTCAACAGTACCAAAATGCCTAGTTCTATAGTAAAAGCCTACGTTAGACAAGAATATAGCAGGGAATTGTGGTAAAAATCCTAGCCTATTTTCTCTATCTAAAATTAAATAATGATGAGGAACGCCTGTATTGCTCCATCCTCCCAGGGCTATATGTCTACCATAGTTGTGCGTTATACTTATTCCTTCCTCAAGTTCCGAATTTGCTCCAAAGGGATTTAACCCTGCCGCTATAGCACCAACTTGATGCCTTCCTTCGTTAGCTTTTGCATATTCGAAAGTTATGGAATTCCCGATAATAGATAGATTGTATCCAATTTGGTATCCCGTCGTAATTTGAGCCATAATTTTTAACATGCCGTCGGTTGTACCTTCAAAGACTGGATAATTGTTTTCATTTATAATTTTTAGACTTGTATTTTTAAATGTTGCTGTATCTCCTGTAAGCAAATATCCAGGACCTTCTCCTTCTCCTGGATAAGGCTTCCAAGCTGTAACATAATCCCCTTCCTCAAATTGCAATTCTGTAATTTCAACTTTTACATATATTCCGTCTTGGCTTCGATTTGGTTGTAGATAAAATAAATCATTAGAGCTTACTGTATTGCCTGTCTTAAACTTAACTACTACTTCATGAACTTCTGTATCATCTGCAATAAAGATTGAACTTGAGTCAGATAAAGGTTTATCTCCTTGTCCATCTACATTTGCAATATTATTTGAATATGTGTTATCTGTATGACCTCCAAAAGCCTTTAAACTACCATCTAGTTTTTTATATTTAAAAGATAAAGTATATTCTGTGTTAGGTTTTATTTGAGGTATTTTAATACTTATACCTTCGTATAATGCTTTTGTTTCTAGTATTACAGTGCCATCGTAGACATATTTATCCTTGATTATTTTACCTCTGCCATCTATATTGCTAAATTGTATTAGGTTAATAGCTCCAATTTTTCCTACCGCAAGTCTTACAGAATTGGCATTTTTGATTATTTCAGTGCCTATGCCATCGATTGTTACTCTTTCCGAAATTTGGTCTGTATGTTGCTCTATAATTGATTCAGCTACTTTTAAATCAGATTCGTTAGCTTTACCGTCTAAATCATTTTTATACGCTGTAGAGTTTCTTACTGTATTAATTATAGAATCATCTGTAATTTTTTGCTCTGCAATTGACACCCTTGATTCTATTGTAGATACCTCATCATTTACTTTTATTATTTTTGATTCTGTAGAACTTACTCGTGATGTTATACTATCTAGATTTATATTTATATCTGCTACTTTTGTGTTTATTGCTGTTATTTCGTTTTCTATGTCTTCAGGGGCAGGAGTCCAGTCGGTTGCTTTAGTTCCTTTTTCTAGTTTAAGCCCATTGATCCACCCTTCGCCGCTTGTAGTCCTGACGATAAAGTTAATTGTTAAATATTGAGCTCCTTCTAACATATTGTATGTTTCTTTGAAATAATCCCATTCTGTTTCTAGACAAAACTTAGAATTATGAGCAGTTATTCGGTTACCATATTTGTCATAATATATCAAATGAAGGTCTCCGTCGTTACTTATTTCTCCTTGTTTCAGTTTATACCAAAAAGACACAGTAAATTTTTCATTATCATCTATTTTTATTCTATCGCTGAAAAGAACAAATCTATCACCTATCCACATGCTATACGGACTACTTTTTACTTCTTCGAAATCCATCCTCTCTTTAGCTGTATCGTTAGGGCTGAATAAATTCCTTCCACCGATTTCAATATCACTAATTAGTTTTTCCGCATCAGTCTGGCTTACTTTTAAATTAATTTCTTCCTGCAAAACATTAATACTAGATGTATTTTTACTAAGTTGGGTATTAATTGTAGTTATATTATTGTCATTAGTAGTTTTGTATTGACTAAATTCTTGATTATCTACTTTAAATTTTATTGCATCATCTAAAGCTTTAATTTCACTTCTTTGATTACTAATTTCTTCTTTATTCTCATCTATAGCTATCTTTTGTGTAGATAATTCAACGTCAAGCGTTCTATCTCCAACTTGTACCCTAGTACCTTTTATTGTTTCAGTTCCATTCTCATTGAATTCCCTTGCTACACTATTAATGTCTAGCTTATGACCTTGAATATTAGCTGCATCATCTACTTTACTATCGTCTATTGCTCCATCAGTTAATCCTTCTCTAGTAAGCCCTCTTTCATCAAATAGAACAGTTTCTCCATCTTCTCCCCTAACTCTTAGACCATATGCAGAACCATCCCTATTTACATCTCCAAGGGCTACCCTTTCAAGTCCTTCGTGGATTACTTGTAGTCTATTGCCTGTAATATTAAGTTTTCCGTCTGTTCCCGCAACTGTTACAAGGCTAGTATCAAGAGTACCAGATTTTATTTTTCCTGCTGTTACTGCATTTATCTGTGCATCTCCTATTGCTCCATCTGCTATAATTCCGCTTCCCGCTGTTATAGCTCCTACTGCAATGTTTTCAGCTGTGATATTCCCGGCCAGTAAGTGGTCTATCTCTCCAACTTTTACTTTCAAGAATGTTATGTCTGCATTTATTGCTTCTAAATCTTCAACATCAAGATTATCTATTCTTGCATTTATAGCATCTAAATCTGTTATATTTGCTTTCGTTGCTTCAAGCTCTCCTACACGTATTAACGCCGCATTTAAGTCAACTATATCCGCTTTTTCTGCTATTATAGTAACAAATTCTTGCCTTATAGGATTAAAGTCAATTTTACTTTCATCTACCATGCCATCACTTGTTAGGACCGTATCCGCTGTTTCAACTGTATCAATGACTTCGCTTTGCATTTCCTCAAATGTATAAGTCTTATTAGCTATCTCAACTTTATTGTTCCAAGGCTCATCAGGATATTCTGTTATTTTTACTACTCTTTGTTTTTCTTTTACCCCATTTTCTTTTGATATTAATGTTATTGTATCTCCTAGATTAGCACCTCTTAAATCTACTACATCAGCTTCATAAGATTTATAAGGCTTTGATAATTCTTCAAGCTTAGATATAGCATCTTCTTTTAAATTTTCTACTACTGTATAGCGATTGTCTTCCCATGTAGCATAAATTATTTTATTTGAATATTGATAGTTTTCTACGTACTTTTTACCATTGTTAATTTCTTCTATAGTTAGCCCATCTTTGCCTAAAGGGATTAATCTAGTTACATAATCGTAACTATCAGAAGATATATTTAGACTTTTTAAGTTTACATCCTCCATAAAGAAATCGCCTTTATCGTCTCCAAGTTTCTCATATACATTTACCTTTTTATTTATTGCATCATAAAATATTTCAGCTCGGTAAGCTTTTCTTATCTCGTCTATAATTTCCAAAGGCGTACTATTACTTACTCTTACAGTTCTTCTCTTTGTTATGTCATTGTGTCCTATAGTCCAACTTGTGCCTGCTAAGGCTAGATTTAGAGTGTCTTTCAAATAGCTATTAACCATTTCGAAATGAGGAAATGAGTTTGACTTTAACCCTTCTATATTTACTTTTGCTATTACTCCTATCCAATCTCCACTAGAGTTATCTATTTCTTTAATTACATAAAAATTAAATTTAGTTTCAATGTAACATTCTTCTTTTATATTTTTACTCAATTTTTTAGGATAAGAAAAAGAGAGAGTATCCTCTCCCTTCTTCAAATCTCTTTCCCTTACTAAATCTTTGTATTTGGTTAATCCTTCAATTTTTTCTTTATTTACATTGTATAATTTTAACATTAAAAAACCTCCTTAGTAGGAGCTATTCCTTTATCATAAAATTTATAGAAGTCAATTCTAGAGGGCTTATTTTTAGCCCTTCTAAGGCGTTTAAATCTATCTTAGATATATTTACATCTGTTTCTATACTTAACAGCTCTAAGACCCCTTTATTAAAGCCTGCTTGATTTTCATTTTTTATAACATAATGTCCTTTGTCATTTATCTTAGGCTTTCCTTCTTTATCCATTTCAACATACTTTTTTAGCAATTTTTGTCTTTCTTCTTCATAGACTACTAATTCTTCTTCTATATTTTTAATATTTTTAGAAATAGTATAAGAAATTTTGATAGGTAATTGTTCCTGAGATAACTTTTTTAAAGTCGGTATAGAGTTTAATAATTCTTGATTAGTTAATTTCATTTATATCATCCTTTCTATTGTAAATATTTCACCCCATTTTAAAGGATTTTGTCATTCTTTATAGAAGAATTCCTAAATAGGAGGTGAAATGCTGTGAAATATAAATATGTTACAACCGACAAGTCTATTTTTCTGACCCCTTTTAAAAGGATAAGCCACGAAGTAATATCTGAAACTCCAGAATTAATACATTCAATAATAAAGTATGAAAATGGCTTAGTATGTGAAAGCAAGGTTTATTCAGACAGAATAGAAATGTCAACAAACATGGAATTCATAAAAAAAGATGGCGTTACTTATGAACTTCGCAAGTAATTGCATTATCTGATATTTCCATCTTTGTGTTGCCAACTCTCGTTGTAATTTTATTACATTGCTCTTGAATTAACGATTCTTGAGCAATTCTTTTTTTATTATCGTACTCGTTATATCCACCCGCCTTTATTGTTGCTATTTCGTTTTCTAAAACTGATATTCTGTTCTCAAGATTGATTATTATCTCTTCAAGTGATACATCTTCATTAAATTTTAGAGTTCCACCTTTTATAGTCGTCCCACCATCTTTCTTTATTTGTACAACAGGTTCACCATCTATATTGAAAGTAACTTTTTTACTCATTATATCCACCTCGATTTATATTTTATTTTTATATCTACATTATCCTTATCTATAGATATTGTATTTTTGCCAGGAGAGAGATAAGGAAATTCCCACATATCAGTTTCATTAAATTTATTTAAGCCATTTTCTGTAATTAAACCATCTTCACTATTTATTATTATTTTTTTATCTTTCTTAAGATTTTTTATTTTGATATCCTCTCCTAGACCTTTTATATTTAAGTCTATCAGCTCAATCAAAGGGGTTATCTCTAATATAACAGGCGTTATATAATTGCTCGTTAGGACTATTATTACCTCTTTAGCACCATCAAAATTAAATACCTTTTCTTCTTCATGTTCTATTACATTCATATATATAGTTAAAATCTCAAATCCTCGTACAGTATTTTTAATTTCAAAAGATTGCATAAATCCTGTATAAAAATTTTCTATGGCTTTAAATTTTATTGTTGCTTTTTCTATTTCTTTTAATAGAGACTTTTTATTATTTTCAATCTCATTAGGAGTTCCTTTAAACTCTATATCTATAGCTAACATTTTGTATCCATATTCAGTGTTACCAATGTAAGGATTAGATACCTTGCCTTTCCAAAAATCAAAGATATCCCTACTAGAGGGAATTATTTGTCTATCTAAAAGATTAGCATTATATGATTTTATGTCTTTACCGTTTATATACATTATCTACGCCCCTTTGTTAATCTTGCTAATTCCTTAGATGTATAAGGTGTAATAGTTCTTGCTACTTCTCTACCATCTATTTCTATTACTGTATAGACATTGCCTTGCATTTGATTAGATTTAGAATTTGCATCGTCTTCAACGGTACGCCTAGATACCCTATCTACATTACTGCTCGCACTTATTTGCACACCTAGTTTTGCAGTTTCAAGGTCTACAGTTGCCTTCATTTGTTTAGTTAATGATGACATTTCTTTGTCTACAGTATTGTTTAACCCTGGTGTTTCATCTTCTATGCCTACGCCTATACCTAATATTAAGTTACGCCCTATAACATCCTCCATTAGCTTGGATGGTGAATGTATCTTGAAAAAGTCTTTAAACTTCTTAACAAGCCCTTTAGCGAACCCGGCTATTTTACTACCTATCCATCCTGTTAAAGTAGATATACCGTTCCATATACCTTTAACAAAGTCCTTTCCTACTCCGGGCATATCTCTAAATTTATCCTTAACTGCATTAAATGCTTTAATAGCAATATCTTTTGCAGCACTAATCAACTTACCAGGCATTGATTTAATGCCATCTATTAGCCATTTAATAAAATCTTTTCCTAAACGTGGAGCATCCGCAAATTTACCTCTTATTGATTCCCAACCTGCCTCTGCTATTTTTCTAGCTGCTCCTGCAATTTTACCGGGCATAGATGCAATTCCATCCCCTAGCCATTTCATTGCCTTTTTACCTAACTGCGCCCAATCGTACATAATAATTACATTGACTATTGCCCTAACTATAGCAGGTATGTTTTTTACTAAGGTTGGTATAGACTGTATTATTCCTTTTATCAACATTCCTATCAATTTTATTCCTGCTTTTAGTATTTGCGGCAAATTATCCATAATAGCATCAAAAAATGCATTTATAATCCTAGGCACGTGTTCAATTAAAGTAGGTAAATTTTCAATTAACCCTTGTGCTATTGCTAGGATAATCTGTAATCCTGCTTCTATTAACATAGGTAAATTTTCAATAATTGTATCAGATAACATTATTACTAAGTCTATGAATTGAGTGATTAGTTCAGGCATCATCTCTGCAATACCTTGTGCTAGCATAATAATAATTTGGATGCCACTTTCTAAAATTAAAGGCAAGTTTTCAACTATAGCATTAACTATAGTCATAATCACATTTTGAGATTGAGCTATTAATTCAGGTAACATTTCTACAATGCCTTGTATGAATCCTGTCAACATTTCAATTCCTAATACTATCATTTCAGGAAGCACTGTTAAAAAAGCATTCACAAAGCTTTGTAGTATATCTAAAGTAGCTTGAATCAATTGTTCTTTATTGTTTTTTATCCCATTGATAAAAGATAACATTAAATCTGTACCTGTATCTAGCATCTTAGGAATAAATTCTGCGACCTTAGTTAGCATATCAGCCAACATGCTACCTATAATCTCAACAGCTCCAGACATTCCAGAAGGCATTTCTTCGAGACTCATTCCTACATCTTCCGCTTTTATTCCTAACTCGTCTAGACTCTCTTTAACTTCTTCTTGTTTATTAATTGTATTTGCAAGTGTTTCAATGTATTCTGTTAAAGTCTGTACAACCTTCCTGAGAGGTTCATTAAAATTCTTATATATCTTAATACCTACAGTTTCTAAAACAGACGCTAGGAGTTTTAAATCACCTTGTAAATTATCTATTTGTTCATTAGCAACTCTTTCAGCTGTTCCACCAGAGTTTTCAAGCTCCTCAGTAAATTTCTTAATCTTTTCTGGTCCTGCATCCATTATTGCTAATAGTCCACTCGCTGCATTTTGACCTGCTATCTGTGAAATAATAGCTGTTTTCTGTGCATCAGTCATTCCCTCAGTAGCTTCTGAAAGTTCTCCTATTATTTGATATAGAGGTTTCATCTTCCCATTTGAATCAACTACAGATACACCTAAAGCATCTAGAGCTTCTGCCGCTTGTTTTGGGGGATTTACAAGCCTTAGCATAACCCCTCTCAAAGTAGTTCCTGCTTGTGAACCTTGTATTCCTGCATCTCCAAGTATTCCTGCTGCTGCTGCTGTTTCTTCCAATGAGAAACCTGCTGCCCTTGCAATAGGAGCTGCATACTTCATTGTTTCGCCTAGACTTTCCATGCTAGTATTTGAAGAAGTAAAGGCTTTTGTTAGTACATCAGCTACTCTACCAGTTTCGCTAGCTTGTAGCCCAAATCCAGACAATACATTAGAGGTTATATCGGCTGCTGTTCCTAATTCAACTTGTCCTGCTGCTGCTGCATTTAAAACTCCAGGCATTGCTGCAACAATTTCATTTGCATCGTAGCCTGCCATAGCTAAATACTGCATTCCTTCTGCTGCTTCAGATGCACTAAAAACAGTTGTTTTGCCAAGCTCCATAGCTGTCTTTTCTAGCATTTTAAATTCTTTACCAGTCGCCCCAGATATTGCTCCAACCCTTGACATAGCAGCTTCAAAGTCGCTTCCAACTTTAGTTGCTGCTATACCAACAGTAGCAATAGCTGCTGTTGTTGCTACTGTTGCTTTTCCTACTGCCTTTAAAGCTGTTGCTCCTGTGCTTTTAAGTTTTGCTACACCTTTTTTAAATCCCTTATCATCTATCTTAGTATCAAAAATTAAAGAGCCATCTGCCATATTCTCACCTACCTTTCAGGCTCGAATAGCGGCTCAATGGCTCACAAACTATTCAATATTTATTTCAATTTCTTTTTTGCAATTTTTACACTTTATATAAAGTCTCTCGCTTTTACCTTTTACTTCATCATATTTTAGTAATTTTTGATTGCAATTAGGACATCTAAACCACGTTTTATTATCTCTCACACCTGTTATCACCTCATTTTAGGCATTAAAAAAGCAACCCTGTTAAGGATCGCTTTTCATTTATTGTTTTATCTCATATTCCTTTCTACCTATTTCCTCTCCACCGATACCTTGGTTGGCTACTAATGTTACTGGTGTTTCTAAATCATCTAATTCATAAGCAATTGAATTTTCCACTGTTCCATCTTTTTTGATGGTTTCTGATTGTGAATCTAAGTGGTTTTCATCTGGCAATGCCCCAACTTCCAATTCATTTATTGTGTTTGGGTTATTATCTTGTATAGCGGTAAATATTGCAAGCCATGCTGATATAGGATCTATATCTTTATCGCTTAGATTCGTTGCTTCATACCAAATGGCAAACACTGGTTTTTCGCCATGTTCATTTCCAGCCTCTCCTACTGGTATAACTTTAGTTTCCTTAATCTTGATTTTTACATCTTCGATTTTAGCTTCGTTATCTTTAAAGTAAATGCCATTGTTATTTTTACTATCATCTGATGATGCTTCTTTAACGTCTTGAGTCTCCTTGGAAGTATTCTCTCCATCTGATCCATCTCCACACGCCACCAAAGTAAACATCATAACTAGAATCATAAGTAATGCTAATATTTTTTTCATAGTGCTCTCCTCCTTATTTGTCAATACATAAGTAAATATATCAAATGGAGGAATATTTTTCAACTCCTAAAATAAACTGAGAGCCTGTTGAAATTCTAATTCTTTTTCTTCTTCTGTTCTATTGTCAGGTAGAGCATATAGTTTTTTCAATCTTCTATAGTATCTTTTTTGCTCTTTTGTCATATTCTTATCTATTTTCATTCCCCTTATATTCATAATCTCAACAATCTTATTAGAAGTTCCTAGCCCCTTAAATAGAGCTTTAAATTCCCACCAATGTAAATGGTTTATAGTTTGTAAATTAATGCCGTATTGACTCAAATAAGCGGCGAATATTAGTTCGTCGTCATGTTCAAAGGAATAAATCTGTTGTGGTTTGGAATAATCTTCTCTTTCTTCTTCTACTTTTTTATTTTGTTCTATGTCTTTACCGCACCTATAAAACCACAACATTTTTTCTACTGCTTCTGATAAATTATTAGGAACTTCTGGGTAATATAAATTAAGTGCCTGTATTATTTTTTCATTCTCTGTAAGATTGCTATCTTGCATTAATAATTCAAACATAATTGATATTCTAAAGTCAGTGTTAATAATATATTCTTCACCATCAATAATTACATATTCAGGTACCTCATCTATTAGAATATTCATTGTTATTTTTTAGCTCGGCGTTGTGCTCTGTTTGGTGAGTATTTTTGTAGTTTATTTTCTCTTGATTTTTCTATCTCTGCTGTAACAAAATTAATTACGTCTATACAGTCAAAGAAGTTTACTTTTCTTTCTTTGAAAATTTTCTTTGTAGCTCCTTCTCCTAGTATAACATCTATGGCATCTACACATATTTGTATCATATCCTCCATAGCTTTAGCATTCCCGTGCTCTTTTGCTATCTCTTCTGCTTTTTTAGAGTATTCTTGCATTTTTATGCCATATTTTTCAGCACTCTCAATTAACCTAGGATTCGTTGTATCAATTTGAAATACTTCTCCTGCTATATCTAATTCAAGTAAATTACTACTAAATTCAAACTTTTTAACCATCTGCTTCACTTCCTTTTAATTGTTCATTTACGTTAATTCCCCATGGCAAAGATATCGTATCTCTGCGGACCATTTTGACAATGTCCCCTTCTTTCCCTGATTCTGCTGTATAACCAATCCACGCCGGATTTTCTTTGTTTCCTCTTATATCTCTTACAATTTTACCATCTTTACCGGACACAACCGGCACACCTGCTTCCAACTTTTCCCCTGCTTGAACTTCCCATATTCTTTTAGTTGTTATGCTAATATTAACAATCTCCCCATTTTTTAAATCTCTGGTAGAGACAAATTCAGGGGAATTTAACTCACCTGACAATTTAATATGAACTATGTCTGAATCTTCTTCTGGTCTAGTTAAAATTATAAGTCTGTTTTTTGGTATATCACCAACAACCTTTGCTTTTATCATTATCCTTCAACACCTCCACCTGTATTATCTTTTGAAATAAACGTGCATGTTAACCATTCATCAGTAGTTGTTGCTTCGCCTTCAATAATATCTCCTTTTGATTTAAAAGCTCCAGTATGTTTATATGCCTCGTTCCCATCACCTTCACCTTCTGGCACTACTGCATATTCTCTTATTCTAGCTTTAAAGCTTCCTTCAGTTGTTCCTGGTTCTGTAAAATTCACAGTACATAAAGTTACATTTGCATCATCACCCAATAATTCTTTATCAAATATTTCGACTATCCTTTGATGTACTTCGTCATTTGTATGTCTATCCATTTCAAATTCTATAGATTCACTCATTGAAACTACATCTGTTCTTTTTGATTTTTCATCATAATATTGCCTTTCGTATTCCTCGGGTTCTTTTGATTTACTCATAGTTGGAAAATACTTCATTCTATTAAATGTTTCCATAGTCCCAACTTTCATAAAGTTAACTATATCTGAACGTTTAACTAATTTAACTTTATCCATTATATCTACCTCCATGTTTAATCTTCATAATATACTAATCTGCATTGTATTTGATACCTAGCCGAATCCTCTGTTGCTGAAAAAAGATAGCCAGATGTCAAGCTTTCAATCTTGATAGGTCTTTTACCATCTTCTAAAATAGGTAAATTGTCTTTTTCTGTTTGCTCCTCAAACCATCTAGATATTTTTTCATAAAATCCACTGTTTTCTATGTTCTGCAACTCATCAGCTCCATAATATTCCCTACTACCAAATACAAACACAAACTGCTTTATCTTCCCACCGTCTGCATATGTTTCTATGACCTCTGTGGTCGGCTGACTGTCTATTGTGTACTCGGTAGGATTAACTCCTAGATAATCTACTCCTACCCGTCCATATTCATCTAGAAATGGACAAGTAAGCATATAATTTCTTATGCTATCTATTATCATTTTGCTTTACCTCCTGCTACTTTAGCAGCCCCACGAAGGATTTCATCTCTATGGTTACCTTTCATTCTTTCAAACCATTTTCCACCTCTCATAGGAGCACCTTGAAAGTTGTATTGTGGATTATAATAAAGTCGCTTAGCATAAGGGGTTTTATATTTAACTTCACCACTGCCTATTCTAGTATGTCTTGTACCGCTTCTTTTTAGTTCTCCAGAATCCATTGGAACATATGGATCGGTTAATCTTAAAACTTCACCGTCTATATATTTCTGTGTTTTACCCTGTGCTTCTAGTCCTCTCATGGCTAGTAAAACCTGTATTTCTTTTATTTTTAACTTAGTTTTAAACTCCATTTACTTAGCACCTACTTCCCAATGTCTCATATGTGGACTGCCAAAGTTTTTGGTATCTACACTAGTAATAGTAAAGGCTTCATATTGCTTGTCTAAGTCAGAAAGCTTGCCAGTAACTTCAAAGTCAATTTCACCTTGAACAACTCTATCTCCTTCCTGGAGTGTGAAATATCCTGTTTTATCATCTAGCTTTTCAAACTCTTTAGGGACTATATATTTCTTGCCAGAATCAACTACAAAAGGTATAGCTATAAATGCTTCATCAGCATTTTCTAGTCCACTTTGTATTCTGTTCACAGCTTTTTTACAATCCCAGAACACTCCATATAGGATTGTTCTTTGATATTTGTCTGTCCTAGTAGCTTTATCAAAGTATTTATTGTATATCGTTATATTTGAATTTGTGTACATTTAAACACCTCTATACATGAGACCTGTATGTCCTAAATATTTAGCTACTATATCTCTTTGCTTTTTCTTAACATGATCTATTCCTTCTTTATTGTTAATTGCATAAGTTACAGAATAAGTTCCCACTTTTTCACTTGCTACTTCTTTACCTTCTGTACCTTCTAATCTGTATAATCCGTCTATAAGCTCACATATTGCATATTTAATATTATCATTTATAGTTTCAAGTTCTTTAACTCTATTAAATGTGTAAAAATCAATAATACTAGTAGCTTTTATATTCAGCTGATTAAAATTTGTTTCAGGAACTTTTCCTCCCCAATTTGTTTTGTAAAATTCATAATTTATATACATTTAATCACCTGCTAAAACCTTTATTAACTCATCTTTCACCATATCAGAATATCCTTTTATGCCTCTATCTTTGGCTATTTTCCTAAGCTCTCTTACTGTATAGTTGCTATAATCCACTTCTTTAATTTCTTTTTTCTTATGATATCTTCTTAATATCATTTAATCCCTCCAACAACAAAGGCAGGGCATAATCCCTGCCAAATATTATCCTTCTACTCCACCACCTGTTTCTTCCACTTTGATTTTGATAGCTTTTGATTCATCATATAAGTGTGCTCCATAGTGTTGGTCTGCTGTAAATACTGTTGTCTTTCTTAAAATATCTCTATCATCTTCTATTCCAACATTTCTTTTCATGTAAATTGCTAAAGCACCTTGTTTGACTAAATAGCCTGTTCCTTCTGCTACTTTCTTACTTCTAACAACTTGTGCACCTAATACACCACCGTATGTTCCATTTACAATGATATTATCTCCTAAATCAGATGCCCTTTCCCAGTCACTTGCAACTGCTTTTCTTAGTTTACTAGCATCTTTAGGATTTAAAATTAATACCATAGGCTCGTCATCTTCGTCATTGAAAATATCCATTGCACCAGATATTGTGTCTAGATTCCAAGCTGTACCTGCTGTATATTCTAGTGTAGTTGTGTCTAATGCTGTCAACACATCATTATCAACCTTATTTGCTATAGCCATTAATAACTGCTTTCCCGCTTCTCCAATAGGGTCGCCATATCCAGACAATACCGCTTCATCTGTTATCTCTACGCCCTTCCCTGCTTTCTTAATTGTGAAGTCCTCTGTAGAAGTTTCTAATAGTGCTAAATCTATTTCTTGTCCCTCTGCAACGTCTGTTGCGTCACCTATATACTTGAATTTTGGTACAGTTATTGTACTACCTGGTCTACCCTCAAGAGTCCTGTCCACCCTTGCAAGTGGTGCAAATCTGATTGCATTTTCTAATTCTGCTGAAATCATATCAGCTAATACTTGCGGGTCTACCATATTTTGTAACATTGTTGTTGCCATACTATCATCTCTCCTTTATTCTTCTTTGCTTAATTTTTCATACAGACTTTCGTCTTTCTGTTTTAATTTAACTCTTTCCAAATATCCCATTTTATTAAATTGTTCTTTAGTTATTCCTTTAGGCTCGTTACTGCCACCCGGTCTAACTATGTTTGGAGCTTTTTCTTTTTCCTCTACCTCGAATAAAAATTCATTATCTTCTTTAATCTTTTCTAGCTGTTCATCTAACCCTAATATTTTTTCATCTGTTAACTTTAAGTTTTCTAAATCTAACAAAGCCTTAACTGCTTTAGTATTCTTTGCCTTAGCCCCATTTAAAGCTTTATCAACTTCATAGTCAAACTTAATTCTTTCTAGTTCTTTTTCTGCTTCCGTTTTAGCTGTTTCGTACTTTTCTTTATAGTCATCTGCTTTTTTCTTTACATCTTCTATGTCCATACCCTTAAATTCTTCTATTTGTTCATTTGCCTTCTCTAACTGCCCTTGCAAGGTTTCTAATTCTGTTTCTTTAGCTTTAAGTTCTGTTTCCTTTGCTTCTAAATCTCCTTTAGCCTTCTCTATATCCTTACCATTTTCAGCCATTATCTTGTCTATTACTTCATCTGTTAAATCTAATCCTTTTAAAAAATCTCTTTTCATTCTTATATTCTCCTTTCATCTACGCTGTTTTACGTGAGTTGCCTTCACTTGATTAGTCAATGTATCGTCTTGACTTACGAATCTTAAACATAAAAAATAGACCTGTTTAATGACTGTTGTCTAAAGTCAACTATTCTACTTTTTTTCATAAGTAGCTTTAAAAATATCTGGTTTACAAGGATACAATTCTCCTGCTATACCTTTGATAATGTAATCCCCTCTATTAGCTATGTGGTTACCTTCTAATGTTTTTATTTCCATTGTTACGTCTTCTGTACCTAGGTCGTTAAACCACACTAAACCCTTTTTTATAGCTTCAACTATCCATTCAGGATCTTCTATTTGATTAATATCACCAGTCCATTTAAAAGCCTCTACAACAACTGGTTTCTTTCTATATTTAGCCATTTTGTTCCTCCTATTTTCTATTAATCTATCAATTCATCAATGGATTCTGCTAATTCTTTATAATGAATATTGTTTTTAAGCCTGAAATCATTCTCATCTTTAAAATCTGCCATTTCTATTTGCTCTATAAGTTTTTTTGCATTTATAACTACATCTTGAAATTCTTCAAAGTTAATTATGTTTATTTCTCTTTGTTCCACTTAACTTCCCTCCTTTATTAGACACAAAAGGTTGATTTTGTGTCTATCGTCTTGCCCATACGGCTTTCATACTTTTACTTTTGTCATAACTATAAGTATGATGCCTTTCATGTTTAGGCCTTATCCCCGCTGTTCTACTAAATCTTTCGTACTCTTCTCTTTGCCTTTTTAGCTTTATACTTGCTGTTGTAAAATCATCTTTAAGTCCTGCTGCATCATAAGCTATAATATTTCTTTTAGTTTGCCTAATCTGTCTTTCATAGTATCTTTGTTTCTGTGTAGCATCATAAGCTGTATATGTTTTACCTTCATATTCAAAGTCAGGTGGATCTATATTTTCTAGTTCCTCATCTGTATAGACCCGTTCTGAAATGCCCTCAAAGAAAGGAAACCAATCATGCCTGCAATTAGCCCCTTTAAAACCTTCTACATCTCCATACCCTATATCTTCAAGGCTTAGGTAACCTCTTCTGCCCTCTCTACTAACTATTTGCCCTTGCCACTCTGCATGTGAAGGTCTAGCTCCCATATGAGCTGTTATCTCCATTAAATCTTGACCCATCATATCAGCATTAGCTAAACTCATATATCCTGTAATTTGACTCATAGCTGTTAGCACATTCATTCTTACAGCTGATTCTATATGATACCTTCTACCACTTTCATAATCTACAGTTCTAAGTCCACTATCACCTATTTTCTTTACTGCTTGTCTTAAAACTGTATTATAATCAAAAGCTCCTGTACCTAATTGAAATACTGCATAATCTATTGTATCTTTATAGAAAACTCCAAAGGGTTTAAATAAGCTTTTATCTGCAAAACCTATAGTGTTACTTAAATTTCTCATGGTTCCTTTGGATTGCTTCACAGTTGCTTCTATAAAATCTATCATCTTTGGGTTTTTGTCTAGTAGAGGTAGTTCTTTGCCACCTTTCTTGTATATTCTCCTATCATTTTCATATGAAGTTTCAGCAGCATTGTTTAATATTTTTTCTAACTCTTTTTCTGATACATTCATTGTTTTAGCAATTTTCTTTTCTATCTCATCTATGTCATATCCCATCCTTGTCATCATTTCTATTTGATATTCAGCTGTTTCAGTTAATTGCAGATTTTTAGCTATTCTTCTTGATATATCCTCTATTATTTCATCTTCTAAACTTTCAAAAATTCTTACTATATGTTCTGGTTGCTTTTTTAAGTATTTAGGCGTCAACACTTATATCACCTACTCCAAGCCGTCATAGTTTTTTAATTAAAGATTTATTCATTGCATTTAACCCCATGCTTCAAGGCTAACCGTGATAGTTGTTCTGCTACTTTTACTTTATTAATTTCTATGCCATCTTCTCCGTCATCTTCTATTTTGTTGTTCAAGTCTACTGAAATCACTTGCAACATGTTTATAGCAAATATCTCTTCTCCTTCTTCATCTTGTAGATACAGTAAACAACCCTTTTCGAATAAATTGATTTTCCCTTCTGTTTCTATATCATATATATCATTTTCACACTCTATTGTAGTTACATACATATTTATCCCTCCTACTCCATATCATCATAATCTTCTTCATCTAGAGGTTCATTCATATTAGGTAACATCTCTCTAGCTTGTTCCTCTGTTACTCCGTATCTTTCCATCAAATACATTTCTGGTTTAATTAATCCTGCTGATACTTCCTGCAGCATTATTGTTTGCTCTGTTTTACTGTCAACTACAAGCGAATCGTCAAAATCAAATGATACCTCGTATTCCCCTTTAGCAACCCCCATTATAGTAGCCCATGTATTCATAGCATATATTAAATCTTCTAAAGCGTGTTGAAGGCCTTTCTGCATATCAACTACCATTGAATAAGTCCTTTGCTTACTTGACCTTATCTCTTCCGCTGTCTTATCTACCATTTGTACATCTGACAATGTTCCATAAGCTAAACCACAGTTAAACTCTATCCTTTGAAGTATTTTATTAAGACCATTGAATAAATTCTCATCTCTTATAGCAGGTGAATATACTTTATAAAAACCATCTTCTCCAGCATCTAACATTCTAAACATTCTTTCCTTACCTTCTGGAATTTCTTCGCCATCTTTCAACATTGATAAGTCAACATCTATAGCCAACTCCGAACCTTCATATTCCCATATAGTTCTTGAATATTGTCTATCTGCTTCTTTTATCAAATTTACTGCTCTAGCATATACCGATACACCTAGATGGCTTCTTGTATCTATGGTATTAGCTATAGGTATCTTGTAATAAGCAAATAAAGGTTTTTTTATATTTTGCAATAATATTTCTGGCTCTAAATCTGCCCACTCTTGCACTGTGTCAAGAGATACCTGTTTACCTAACGTATCATCATTATTTTCATTGACATAAGCTGTGTTTGATATATAATAGCCTTTTTCTAGCAAGTCATGATATTCCAGTCTTGTGTAGATTTTACTGCCTTTTCTTAATCTTTCTGTAAATATTACTGCTGTTATATTGCCGCTTGAATCGTATTTGACTGGTAAAAATTCATCAGCTTGGACATAGTCAACTGCAGTGCTCTCTCCATCTATATAAGGCTTAAAGATTAATCCGCCTTTAGCCGCTGCATATTCAGTTACACGTCTTATATCTTCTATAACCTTCTGGTACTGCTCATTTAGATAATCAGCTCTAGGACTTCCTGTTATTTCAGACTGCATTTCCAGTGTGGTTAGTCTAGCTAGTTCGCTTGCAATAGCTGCTGCAAGGTTCAAGCTCTTAGTATTTTTATCTAGCCATGGGGATTTATCTTTATACATCATATCCCACAAGTCTATAGCTTCTCCCATTTCATCTGATATGGCAATATCAATGTTCATGGCTTCTTTTATGTCTTTCTTGGGAAACAATTTATTTATCACCTGCCTTATATAATCAATCATCTTTTTGAACAATTTACCACCTGCTTTCTCATAAGCTGCCTAATGTAACGTTCAAACGAATATTCAAAGGCATCTAGTGTATCTATGTCGCTTGTACCATCATCAAGCCTAACTATTTCCATTTCGTTTGACTTGTCCCATACTGCTTCATTTAAAGCTTCTCTAACTGTTTCGGCTTGTTCTGTATAGTAAAACCTGTCTTGAGCTATTAAAGATTGTACAAGCCTTATTCTATCGTTAATGAGATTTTTAATTGAGTTTCTAATCACAACGTTCAACCTTTCTTTTTTGCTCTTTGACTTCAATCCTCTTATTAAAACTTGTTCCGCTGAGTCTGCATAAGCTCTATCGACTCTTTTAAAAGTATTTAATACTCTATATACAAACTTAACATATTTGTTTGCTAGCTCGTTAGGGTCTATATTTGCATCATGCTTTTCACTCATTAAAGCTATTAAGTGTTTGTATCCTGCTGTAATTCCAGTTGCTACAAAGGTATGCTTAGACTCATTTCCTCCAAAATCTACGCCTATTTGTATATGCTCGTATAGAAGTTTCTTAGCTTCATCTAGAGGTATAAAGTATCTCTTATTGTTTTCGGCGAAAGTCTTATATATTAACCCTTCTGCTATCATTCTTTTTCCTTCAATGTCTCTTAAATACCAAATTGAAGAAGGATCATATTGTGATACTATCTCCTTTATCCTTTGCTCTGTTAGGTTGATATTGTCAAATATAGTAAAATGTTGATAGTTGTATCCTCCAACTAATTCACCTTTATTTTGTTTCTCTTGGTATAGATCAATATAATCTGTATAAATCCAATGTTTAGGTTTAGAGGGGTTTAAGTCCCAGAATACTTTTCTATTCCCAGCCATCAATTGCCTGTTAAATGCTTCTTTAATCGTATTATCATGATGTAGGTTGATTTCCGTTGCTATCCATAGGCCGTATGAGTTCCCTCTTATCTTTTTATAGCTGTCTGCCTTAGCTCCACCCGCAAATATTACTACCTTTTCACCTGTAATCGACTTGATGAACAAACATTCATTTCCCTTAAATTTTCCCCATCTGCTTCTACCTCTAAATATGTGTTCTAATCCAAAGCCGTTAGCTTCTCCTATGTTTAATTTAGCATTAGCAGCTGTACTTCCAGTTGCCAAATGTATCTTATCTGCTGTAACTTCTAGCTCCATAGCAAAGGCGAATACATTGTCTATAGTTTTACCTGCTCTTACTGCTCCCTCTGCAACGTTTATTGTGTTATGTTTACATCTACGTATATAGCCTTTATGTTTATCTCCAAATCCCCATTCTATTGTTTGTTTCTTTTTAATCCTCACTTAAATCACCGTATATCTCTTTATATATGCTTGATAGATCTTCTATTTCATCATGTGTACCGGTTATTTTATTTGTATCTGCTTTAATCTTTTCTATTTTAGCTTTCCTTTCTTCTTCAACTATTCCTGCATCTAGTTCTAGTTTGTGTTTAGTCTCTATTAATTTTATTTTATTGTTTTGTACTCTTGTTAAAGCTTCTTCTATAGATTGAATTTTAGAAATTACTTCTTCTTTTTCAATTAGTTTAGTTTCTTGCCCTCTGTCTATACCTGCTTTTGCAATCGTCGTTATCAATTCTCCATCTTTTAACTTTTGTATTCTTTGTAACATACGCCTTTCCCTTATTTCAGTTAATTTTATTTCATTGTCAATTTGTTTTATCTTGTCTAGTGTTACTTTATCTATTAATTCTTTTTCTTCTTCTTCCAAAGTATCTATCCATATAGCCTCATGCTCTCCTGTTTTAAGTCCATTTTTATTGTTTTTGGGTGCTCCACCCCTAGCACCATGGTAGTAACATACATCGTAACCTTTAACTGCCCAGTTTCCACATCTTTCGCCTTTTCTGTTTGTTGCTTTACAGCGTTTTTTATCTGGATTTCTTGCCATCTACATCTTCACCACCTCGCAATTTTCACTCCAATCCATGGGGTTAATTTATTATTAGTCACAAAATTAAGGTTTTGTACCATTAAAGTTTAGTCTTTTTAAAAACGTGTATTTTTACACATTAAATGCTATTGCCCCAACGGTGGGATAAACATTATCTGAATAAGTTTAATGCTATATAAAATACAATCGGTATTGTTGTTATTACAGTTCCTAGCCTAACAGTGCTACTTGATTTATCATTAGCTATATTAGCCATGATTGAAAAGGTTAAAACTATTAAACTATACCATCCTAATATTTTCATCTTATCGCTCCCCTTTTGAGTGTTTTTGCTGCTGCTATATTATCTCTATCTCTACATTGCATTATCTCAAGTTGGTTGTTTATCTCATCTTCTAATAGCTTGTCTAGCTTCTTCTCTTCATCTTCTACAATTCTCTCTAAAAAACATCTGGGTAACATGCAAAATCTTTTCGTTCCTGTATCTTTTCCCCACACGCATTTTTTACATTTCATTTTTATTCTCCTTCAAATAGTCTTTTTTAGCTCTATATATCAACCTATTTATTTTCCTTCCTCTTTCTTTTCTAGCCCCACATTTCTTTTTATCTTTATCACAGAACATGCAATTTTCTGTACAATATGTTTTTCCTTCTTTTTTATATATCATTTTACACACCTACTTAGTACTCTTGTTATAAATCCTAATATAGCTGTTATCCACATTAATATTGTTGCTATTGCAAACCCACCAGTTGCCTTAAATTCTATATTTTCTATCCATTTTAATATTTTCATTGTTTCACCTCATTATCAAATATGAGCAACTCTAATATGTAAAAGGACAGACTCAACTTTCGTTAAATCTGCCCTTTTAGGAGGAAACACTTCAAATTATTTCAATTATTTACTTGCTATTTTTATCAAAAGCCCGTCTTCTAAACCTTTAAACCTAGTCGGGGTAAGGTGTGCCGCTTGTGGTCGGACACGGTTTTTATCATGGGGTTTCACACTACCACAACTTGTGAAACCAAGGAGTTTTTATCTCTAATGATCTTTGGTCTAGTTTTTTTATACTAGCCTTATATGTTTTCTCTATACTATCATATTATCATGTCTAAAATGGCTTGTCAGTAACATCATTGTAACATTTACATCTTGAACTTACGTTTTTTATATAATCATATGAATATCCTAATTCATCCGCTATCTCTAATAAACTCTTACCTTCTATATCCCTTTTATATGCTACTTTCTTGTCTAGCCCGTCCATTTTCTCTATATTCTTTCGTATCTGCTCTTTAATCTTAGTTAATCTTTCTATAGTATCTTGATGTATATATATGTGATTATC